ATGTTTGTTCCATTCAGGTGGAACATATAAAGATGTGTACGATGAGTGTAGACTTCTGCAGCGACAGCAAGCATTATTATGCAATCCTGAAGCTAACGGTTTCACAGAATCAGATTTCCGTGGCAGACTCGATTCTGTCATAGAAAAATTGACTAACATTGATAAACACTCTTTCAGATTAGATAAAACTGACATCAAAGTTGTGAAACTTACATTGAATGACATGTTGATGATTAGAGATGATCTCAACACGAAAGCAGCGGCTCGATCCAATAGAAAGGCTCCAATGGGATTACTTGTGTTTGGTGATTCAGGAATTGGTAAAACTACCATAACTAGCATACTCTGCACCTATTTTGCAAAGAATCAAAAATTACCTTGTGGTGATGAATTTCGCTATACCGTAAATCCAGCAGCAAAATTTTGGAATGGTTTTTTAACCTCACAACACACAGTTATTCTTGATGATGTTGCTAATGAGGATCCCACTCTCGGTGATCCAAAATCCCTCAATATGATCATACAGGTTATGAACAATCAAGCATTTTGTCCAGATCAAGCTTCGTTAGAGTTGAAAGGAACTACACCTTTTAAAGGTAAGTTGGTTGTTGCAACGACAAATGTGAAAACTTTGAATGCTTATCACTATTTCTCTTGTCCCTCAGCTGTGCAAAGAAGATTTCCTTATATTATCACTCCTGAAGTAAAACCAGAGTATAAGGATGAGCGTGGTATGTTAAACTCCTGTAAAGTACCCACAGACACCGCTTATCCAGATCTCTGGTATTTCAAAGTGGAAATGGTTAAACCCGTACCTATCTCAAGAGGAAAACATTATGCTGACATAGAGGTGATTAGAGAAAAGATGAACATGGCTGAACTTCTGACTTGGTTTAATGAAGCTATAATAAAGTTCAATGAAGATCAAAACAGAGTTCAAGAGTGTATTAAACTCATGCAAGAAACAAACCTATGTTTGTGTTGTAATCTACCTGACAACTTATGTCCATTGAGACCTCAAGGTCTCATAGAAGCAGCACATTCAACATTTTACTTGGTGTTTTCTTTCTATCTTTATTTGAGATTAGTTAGCCACATCATGTATCGAATTCAATCAACGACTCTTTATCGTAGGGCATTATTGTGTTATCAGTTCTACACTGTTATGGACAAGAATGTCAATTTATTCCAAATTAAGTCTAACGATTTGCTACGGAACTTGAATGATAGAGATAGTTGGTCACGAATAGGTGAAAAGATGCAGTCTGCACTTAAACAACCTAAAATATTTGTGCCGCTAGTCACTATGATTACCCTCATATTAACTTCATATAAGACTTACAAACAATTGACACCACAAGGTGATGTGTCTAAAGAAGTTGGAACACGACCAGTGGAGGAATTGAGTGGTAGAGAGAATGTATGGTACAATAATTCTTTTGACTTATCACCAGCAAATTTTTCTCGAGAGAGTTCTTCCTCAAAAGGCATGGAGTTCACTGAATTCTGTACTAAAATAGGCGAGAATGTTTGTTGTTCCCGAATTTTCAGTTTCAAGACTCAGAAATATCGAGGTGGGCGTCTCCTGGCTTTAGGAGGACACATTTATCTTGCCAACAATCATGTTATACCTGATTTGTCTGAATGTGGAACTCTACAAATTAAATTCAACAGTTCGCTTGGTGTGGGTGCCAACATGACTTTCAACATTGGAGAAGCTGATGTACATCGTATACCAGAAAAAGATATTGCTTTCTTGACATTAAGAAGTTTACCTCCAAAGAAGAGAATCACAAAGTACTTTCAACGCGGTTCTTCAAATGGTATATTTAATGGTTTCTATGCCATGCGTACCAAGGAAGGACAATTCTTATTGAATCCTGTGAAGAAAATAAAATTACGACCAGAAACTGTGGTAAAAAACACTCTCTACGAGATTGATTCAAGGAATAATCTCTGGGGAGGTCTAGCCGATAATGTTACTGTAGATGGTGATTGTGGTTCACCCCTCATCATAACAAGTGGTTTTGGTTATTCAATTGTTGGTATTCATTTCTTGGCGAATGAGATGTACCCAGGTGAAGTCTATGCCACCAATATAGATGGGAATTTCATTGAGGAAATCTATTCAAGTTTAACTCATTTTAATGTTTCATCTGGAGATTTTTCGAACATATCCAGTAAATCTCAAACTAGAGCTGTCGGAGATCTACACAAAAAATCGGTCTTTCGTTATCTCTCTGATGGTAATGCCCATGTTTATGGTTCATTCCAAGACTTCAGAGGAAAAAGTAAATCTTCAGTCACAAACACACCAATGAATCCTTTATTGAAGGATGAGAAGTACAAAAC